TTAGGATAAACCATCCCAAAGCCTGTCAATTCAATTTTTTCAGTTCCGAGATATTTATACTCTAGCATAAGATTTCTGCACTTTCATTGTTATCTCACCTACAAATAATGAGCTTCCTCTTTCAACGAATTTAAAAGTAGCATCACTTAATTCAGAATAATCACAAGCGCCATTAAGAGTGATATTAGTTTGAAGCCCGAGAGTATCAATAATGGTATCAACCAAATCTCTAATCGTAACTTGAGTATCTGTTCTTGTGTTATCAATTTGTCCGTAAACTCTGATAGAAAAAGTATATTCCCTTCTCGTATCCCTTAAAGTTAGATATTCTTCGTGATGACCGATAGGAGTAATAGTAACCGCAGGATACTTAGTAAACTGCTGTGGTTCGTAAGTATAATGCTCTTTAACAGCAGTAATACCATTTATTATGGTATCAATCGCTGTGATAATAGATGAATACTTTGTTGCCATACCCTAATTATAAACCATTTATGATTGCTTTTGATGCAATGTCTAGGACTTGTTTGATATTTTTCTTTAAATAAGCTAACGAATTAAATAAGAACATCTTAGGTCTAACACCACTAACAGACCTTGCAAATATCCATTGTCCGCTTTTGCTTTTCCAAGCTAACATCTTTGCTCGTTTAGGGACAATAGGAGTTCCTTTTGGTCCATAAATTCCAGTTCCAAATTCTTGATACTTTGCATACTCTAAATTAGAACCGACTTTCCCTGTATCGGAATCAAACTCTCTTAAAATGCTTTTCCTTAAAGTGGACTTATCAACAGGAGCGTATTCTTTCGCTTTACCTTGAACCATTAAAGTAGCAACATCAAGCATTTTCTTATTTCCGTTTTCAACTGCTCTTTTTGCTAATTGAAATTTAGCGTTTAGTTCTTTGCCACCACTTAGGAGTATCTCAAACATTATGCGTCTTTTCTGACACAAATACCACTTAGGAGTATCTGACAACCAATCCTGCTTTTCCTAACTACTCCTGAAACGATAAATATGTCGTTGATTGCTAATTCTGGATTAAAAGCATCCGTTACTTTTATTTCAGTTTCAGGTGAGATAGTAATACCATTATCAATAAAATTATAAGAGAAGGTTTGACCAACTGGAATTTCAGGATACATCATTAACACTTCATTACTCGCTGGAATAATTAGTCCTCTAATCCCTGTAACCGCAGCTGCTTGTGACTTATTGTTTGAAGCCCCTGTAATACTTCTTAAAGATACGACGCAGTTGTAAATCATACATTGTATTTTCTATAAGAGTGAACTATCCCTTCAATATACTTAGGCACATTATCTAAGAATGTTTGAGCTAATCCACCAGCGCTGAAGTTAGCCATACTCTTACCGCCTGTTTCTCTACTTATAAAGAAATCAACAACCCATAATTGAATCGCTAATTTAGCGTCACTACCGAAGCAATTATCAATAGAATAGACAATTATTAAAGCGTTTCTATTATCTGATATTGATTGCGGTATCGTTTCAAACTTAATACAATCATCAAAGACAAAGAAATCAGTATTTAAGACATAAGAATTGCTAGAACCGCCCTTCTCATAGACCTTAGTTCCGTCTAATGAGATACTTTGAATCTCGTTGATTGTAAAGTTAGCAGGATAGTAAAGAGTTTCTCCAGCGTTAAATGTTTCAGTATAGTTAGAAGTAGTTAAATAATTCCTATTAGTAGCCCTAGCAAAATATAATTCGCCTTGAAGAATCAAAGCGGTGCATAGAGTTTGTTCAGCCGTAGTTAAAGTCCTTCCTAAATAACTAGAAATATCGGCGTGAGTTAGCCCTGAATATCCACCTGTATAAGTTTTTCCGTTTATATCTGCCATAGTTTATTATCTCACTTTTTTGGTTCTACTTTTTCTCATCATTGTATTTCGTGGTGCAATCATCTCGGTCGTTTGGTATTCACCTCTTAGAAGCCCAGAATTGCCCCTAGAGCGCCCTTTAACCTTATTTACCGCATATCTATACCCATCTTTGATTTTATCTATAAAATTGTTTTCTTGCATACCTTAATTATATCATAATAAAAAGAACCCTATTGCTAGGGTTCTAGTGACGCTTAGGTTGTCGCCCCTCTCCGTGAGTTAGAAAGTCGGAGAGAACTTCCATAAATCAATTCCTTACTTAAGAAGCAGCTGTCTTAACAGCAACAAAGGCTTCAGCCTGATTTGACAACTGAATATCTTTGCGAGTGATAGCCCTTAAAGCGGACATATCTTGCTCAAACAAATTTATGTTAGTTGAACCATCGGTATCGGTAACAGAAGCGACATCAGAGATTTTAATCTCCATATTCATACTATCACCAATAATCATATGGTCTAGGTTTCCTAAAGCAATAAACTTCGTGGAAGCCTGACTTACATCAGAGGTTTTCGGTAAGACTTTACTGAACTCAACAGGCAAGTTCCAAATGGTAGCAGGTTGCCCCATTGAAGGTTCTTGTAAAATGTAAGAGGCGGTGCCTGAAGCATATTTCAATTTTCTCAATGCATTAAACACTGAAAAAGACATATACCATTTAGCCCCACTCAAAGCACTTTCATCAAGTTCGTTCATAGCTAGCAAAAGGTCATCAAAATCAACTTCTGCAAAAGTGTTTTTACCACTCGCTAAAGTTAATACAGAAACCGCAGTATCTTGGAAGATACCTTCACCAGCAGTCTTTCCTAAGAAAGCCCATTCATCTTCATATTTAGCAAATGCTTCAGCGACTAATCTAATAATTAAATCAATCGTGTTCACATTAGCGTCTTGCAAGAGTTCATTGCTCATTGGAATCATTGCAGCAATTTTCTTGACAGTAAGTGTTACTTGACCAATAGTCGGCTGACTAGAAGTTATAGCAACCTTTTCACCAACCCTATAAGCGGTAACAGCATCAGCAGTTGGAAAGTGGGTTTTAAGTCCTTGAACTTGAACCACACGAGCGTTTCTACGAGCTACACCATAAATAGGAGCTAGGCGTAACACTTCATTGTTGAAGTATTCAGGCACCATAAATCCACCATCTGCATTAGTCCCTTCGGATAATGCTTTGACTTTGGCTAAATCACCTGCATAAACAGCTTTTATAAAATCAGCTGTTTTTTGCTTAGACTCTAAAACTTTATCTTCGGCTTTTTCTTCAATACCGAAAATGTCTTTGCGTAAAGGTAGTTCAGCTTTTAACTGCTCTACCACCCCAGCCTTAACTTCGTCTAGAAGTTTTTGAGCTTCGGTTTTTTCTACAATCTTTTTATCTTCGTCCATATTATTTACCTCCTTTCTCCATAGGATTTGAACCTATGATATTTTCATTTAAAGCGGATTTCAATTTTTTAATAAGAGCTAATCCTTGACCGACTGAATTGTCAGCCTTTTTAAATAGATTAGTAATCTCTTTTAATGTTTGTAGTGTCTTTTCATCAATTACACTAAAGATTGGTTCTTCGGGAATTTCAACAATTTCTTCCTCTTCTTCTTCCTCTTCCGCTTCAATTTCCTCTTCTTCTTCCTCTACTTCTACTTCTTTAACTTCTTCCACAATTTCTTCAGCGTTTTCATCATCTTTTTTATCATCTTCATCATCTTTTTTATCATCTTTAATTTCTTCTTCAATAATTTCTTCATCTTTGTCTTTCTCACCTTCTTTTACTTCTTCAACCTTTAATTCTTTTTCGTGTTTGACTTCAAAAGACTTCAATAATGCTAATGCTTCTGGATTAGCAGGAACAGCCACAACAGATAACTCTAATAACTCTTGCTCCATAATATCGTATGCGTCTTGACCACTAGTTCCCCATTTCTTAGGAAGGAAACCAACTGAAAAGGCGTTTAAGATTTTATCTTTAAATAATTGAAATACATCTTTAGCAAAAGCGGTTTTAGCAAACTCAATATCAAATTTTAAAGCGTTATCTTCAATATAAACTCTGATTGCTTTACCGACTGGAAGTCCTGAATAGTCGTGTGCCCATTGAATAACAGGATTTTTCTTGAAGTTATCTAAAAGCCAACCCATAGGATTGATACTTTCACCCTGTCTATCAATCGTTCCAGTAGAACCAACAACTCCAATGAGTTGATTATTCTTTTCGTCAATTACACCTTTTTCGGTGGTAAAAATCTGTTTCTTATCCATAAATATAGTTTATCACTTATTGTTCCCCTTTTTTTGTTTTTAAATACTCTTTAATAATTTTTCTATCCCAACCGCTTTTAATTGAATGGCATTTTTTACAAAGTAATTGAAGATTGTTAAGAGAATTATCTAATTTAATCTGAACAGGAATTATATGGTCAACTGTATCTCCAATTTTCTGACACATTAAACAAACTTTATCTCTCTTAATAACTCTTAATCTTAATTTCTCCCAATTACTATTACGATTAAATTTTCTTTTACCTATCCTCAATTTAGGTTGTCCGTTTAATTTAATACTTTCGTGTGCCGATTCAACATCCATATTCCTTCTATTATTTTTCCAATTAAATAAAGCAGAACACTTGCTAGAGCAAAAATTATCTTCTCTTAACCGATAATTATGAACACGAATATCAGTTCCACAATTAGAACATTTCTTATTTACCATAACTTAATTATATCACTTTCACAATGCTATTTTACTTGCCGAAATAGGGGACACAATCACATTCGCAGTTCACGTGGGTAGGTATTTCAGGCATTTCATCAATTTCGTAAATACCTTCTAATGCTTCGCACTCATCACAAGGTTCATCACCTAAAATTCTTTTAACTTCCTCAACAACTCCTGATGATTTCATATCTTGAATAGCACCTTCATTAAAAGCGTAAGACATTTCTGTTCTAGCAATTCTTTCAGCTCTATAATCAGCAGTATCGTCTAACTCATTAACAACTGCTTCTCTTAAATCTTTTAGAGTAGCACCTTGATTATCTTTTAAAGTTTGAACGATTATTTCCCTTGCTCTATTAACAATAGTATCAGAAGCGTTGTAAGCGACTGTGTTTGCTCTATCTTTAATTATACCGAGAATGCCGGAGTATTCTAAATTAACTTCTGGAAAGTTATAATACTCATTTAATAGTTCAACCGAGGCTTCTAATGCTTCTTTTTCGTGGTTCATTGTAATCTGAGCCATAACCATTTTCCATTGCTCAATATCTGGCATTATGTCGTTAAGGCTATCATCCACTCCCTTTATTCTTTTATGATAAAGGTCTTTCTTTTCAACATCTTTGATTAAAATCTTTAAGTGTTGCTTGATAGCACCTTTGAATTTATTTAATGATTCGGCTCGTTTCTTTTTCTTTGCGAAGAGATACCTTTTGTCTTTTATGGACTTTGTTATCATTGGCTCTTTTTTTTTACTAAGTGAAAGCATTAAAGGATTATTAGGAGTTTTCAATTCATCTCCACCTTCTATGGGTTCAAAACCTTCTAATAATCTAATTTCGTTTATAGTAAGCCATTGGTTAATAGCGCCAGTAAAGTATTTCAATTCCATTTCCTTGTCTTCTGGAACTGGATTTTCAAACCTTAAATCTAGCGTTGGGTCTTTGAACATTGGAATATAGAATCTATTTAACTTCTCAACGATTAAATCTAATCTCGGTTTGACTGTTCTTGACGAAAAGACATAGTTAGAAGTTTCAGCATTCGCTCTATTAACATCATCAGTAATTGCAAGGATTGTTTTCGGCACTCTAAAGATGGACATTATTTCATCTCTACTTAAATTCCTTTGATTAACGAAGTCCATATCCTTTTGGCTTAACTGAATCTGTTGATATCTTAATCCAGCCTCTAAG